GTCACGCTCCCCCCCTCGGTCATTTTCAGGCGCTGATGGCCGGTTTGACGACGCGTCGGGGGTATGGGACGGCGCATCAGCGGATTCGGCGTGAAGTCGCGGTGATTGTGGCGCGTGGGGAGGCTCGGTGCGCTCGGTGCGGCGGGTGGATCAGCCCGGATGAGCCTTGGGATTTGGGGCATGACGACTTGGATCGGTCGCGGTACAGCGGGCCGGAGCACCGACGGTGTAATCGGGCGACATCGGCGCATCGGGTTCAGGGTGGCGTGTCGAGGGAGTGGTGAATGTCGGTCGTCGATGCTGTGCAGCGCGATCTCGAGCGGCTGGGCGGGGACCTGGCTGATTCGGCTTTGGCGGCGTCGGCGTTGACGCTGGCGCGGGAGCTGGACAAGTCCGGGAATTCGGCGACGTCAAAGAGCATGTGCGCGAAGGCGCTGATGGAAACGATGGACCGGCTGCGTCAGTTGGCGCCGCCGAAGGAGGTCCGGGATGGGGTCAGCGATATCGCCGCCGCCCGTGAGCGCCGCCGGGCAGGTCTTGGGGGCGCAGGAGCCTAGGATCTGCCATGTCCCGGAGTTCGTGTCGTCCGCCGGCCAGGAGACGGCGGAGTTGGCGGCGCGCGCGGGGTTGCATCTTGACCCGTGGGAGCAGTTCGTTCTTCACGGGGCGTTGGGGGAGCGCGCCGACGGGAAGTGGGCGGCGTTCGAGGTCGGGTTGAACGTTCCCCGCCAGAACGGCAAGGGCTCGATCCAGGAGGCTCGTGAGCTAGCCGGCCCGATCCTGTTCGGGGAGATGCTGCTGATCCATTCGGCGCATGAGCAGGCGACCTCAAGCGAGCACTTCCTCAGGTTGCTTGCGTTGTTCGAGGAGGCGGAGCTGACCGCCCGGATGAAACGCCCGATTCGCGGCAAGGGCTCGGAGGCGATCCTGTTCAACAACGGGGCGCGCATCCTATTCAAGACCCGTACGGGCGGCGGTGGCCGCGGCTTGTCAGGGGACTATGTCGGGTTGGACGAGGCGATGAGCCTTCCCGGCGCGACGACGGCGGCGCTGGTGCCGACGATGGCGGCCCGGTCGGTGTACGGCAACCCGCAGTTGTGGTACGCGGGGAGCGCGGTGGATCAGACCGAGCAGGAGCACGGTGTCGTGTTCGCCGGTGTCCGGGCTCGCGGTATCGCTGGCGCCCCGAGGTTGGCGTATTTCGAGTGGTCGGTTGAGGGTGATGACCCGGCGGAGGCGCCGGATGAGGTTCTTGACGATCCGGCGATGTGGGCGCAGGCGAACCCCGGTATGGGTATCAGGATCTCGCAGGAGCACATCGCGCTTGAGCGCGCCGGGGCGTTGAGCCGGCGCGCGTTCGCGGTGGAGCGGCTCGGTATCGGGTCGTGGCCGGACCCGGATAACCCGTCTGGGCGGGTGATCCCGAAGGACAACTGGGAGGCGTGCCGTACGGGCAAGCCGAACGAGCAGCCCAGGGCGTTGGCGGTCGACGTCAACCCGGAGCGGTCGCATGCGGCGATCGGCGCAGCAAGCGATTCCCGGTTCGTGAAGGTGCTGGATCACCGGCCGGGCACTGGCTGGCTGGTCGCTCGTACGGTGGAACTCGCCCGGATGTTCAACGTGGAAGTGCTCGTGGATGAGCGCGGCCCGGCGGCGTCGTTCATCGACGATCTCCAGAATGAGGGCGTCACCGTGAAGCCGGTCAAGAGCGCGGAGTACGCGATGGCGTGCGGTGACTTCTACGACTCGGCGATGCAGGCCACGATGGGCCACGAGGGCTCACCGGAACTGGACGCCGCGGTCAGGGGCGCAGCGAAACGCCCGCTCGGTGACGCGTGGGCGTGGTCGCGGAAGTCGTCGAGTGTTGACATTTGCCCGCTGGTCGCCGTGACGCTCGCCTTGCGCGGCGTCGACGAAGCCCAGGAGAGCGCGTACGAGAGCCAGGAGCTGTTGATCGCGTGAGCGACGCCGTGTTGATCCTGGGGGTCCTTGCCGTCGCTGTCGGCGCGGGGCTCGTGTTCATGCCCGCCGGCTTGATCGTGGGCGGCTTGCTCGCGATAGCGGGCGTGATCTTCTACGAGAAGGGGACCGAGAGTGATCACGAGGCGGATCGCCCGGGGGCTTGAGACCCGCGATTACACGCTCAGTCAGAACACGCCGGAGCTGTCCGCCCTGTTCGGCGGGCCGCCGTCCTACAGCGGCGAGTCCGTGAGCGTTGAGGGGTCACTGGCGCTGATTCCGGTGTACGCGGCGGTGAACGTGATCGCTTCGACGATCGGCGTGATGCCGTGCCACGTGTACCGCAGGCTCGAGCGGGGCCGGGAGCGCGCCACTGATACGTGGCAGTACCGGCTGTTGCACGAGTCCCCGAACCCGGAGATGGCACCGGGCCAGTTCTTCGAGACGGTGATCCTGCAGATGTTGCTGTGGGGGAACGCGTACATCGAGAAGGTCAAGGGCTCGTTTGCTGGCGCGCCACGGGTGATGGAGCTCTGGCCGATCACGCCGTCCCGTGTTCATGTCGACCGTCGCAAGTCGGACGGTGCGAAGGTGTTCGAGGTTGACCGCGGCCAGCAGTCCGACGACTACACGAGCGGCGGCACGTTCACGGAGCGCGAGATCCTGCACATCCCGGCGTTGGGGTATGACGGGACGACTGGGATGTCGCCGATCGGGAAGGCCCGGCAGGAGATCGGGAACGCGATCGCCCGTCAGCGGTTCCAGGGCGGCCTGTACAAGCGCGGAGCGAAGATCAGCGGCGTGATCGAGCGGCCGGCGACAGCGCCGACGTGGTCACCTGAAGCATCCAGCCGGTTCAAGGCGGCATGGCGCGCGTGGTTCGAGGGCGGCGGCTCCGACGAGGGCGGCACTCCGATCCTGCAGGACGGCATGAAGTACGTCCCGATGGGGATGCCGCTGAAGGACCAGCAGTTCATTGAGCAGGGCCAGTTCTCCACGACGCAGATCGCGACCCTGTTCAACATGCCCGCAAGCAAGATCAACGGGCAGACCGGCGACAGCTTGACGTACGGCAACCGGGAACAGGACGCGACCGACTTCGTCACGTTCACGTGCCTGCCGTGGACGAACCGTGCCGAGCAGGGACTGTGGCGTGACAACGACCTGTTCCCGTCCCGCACGTTCTACCCGCAGTTGGTCCCTGAGGGCCTGCTGCGAGGGGATAGCGCCCAGCGGGCGGCGTTCTATAAGGCGATGGCGGAACTGAAGGTGTTCACGCCGAACGACATCGCAGAGATGGAAGACCGGCCTATCCGCCCCGGCGGGGACGACTTCCCGGCCACCCCCACGCAATCGACTAAGACACCGGCTCAGCCGGGAGGTGACGACGAGTGACGGTCAGGAAGATGGTTGAGCCGGGCGCCCGAGAGCAGCGCGCGGTGACCCTGGACAGGGTCGAGTTCCGCGCCGACGACGACAACGGCAAGCTCGAATTTCGAGGGCACGCCGCCGTGTTCGACGAGTGGACGGAGATCCCGTCGTTCTACGGCGGCTCGTTCCTGGAGCGCATCCAGCGCGGCGCGTTCCGCAAGGTGCTCGCCGACGGCGCGGACGTCCGGTTCCTCATCAACCACGACGGTCTCCCGCTCGCCCGTACTGCGGCCGGCACCATGACCCTCAAGGAAGACACGAAGGGACTCCGGGTTGACGCCGACCTCGCCGACACCACTCTGGCCCGGGATCTCGCTGTGCTGCTTGAGCGTGGCGACATCAGCCAGATGAGCTTCGGGTTCCGGGTCGGCAAGCACGAACTCCAGGAAGACGAGGAGTCCGGCGAGGTTCGCCGGACGATCACCGAGTTCTCCGACCTGTACGACGTCAGCCCGGTCACGTTTCCGGCGTATGAGGGAACGGACGCCGGGATGCGCGCTGCGATCGACGAGCTTCGTGCCGCGGTTGCGGCGAACCCTGATCTCGCCGCCGCTGTCAGTGGCTGGGATCACCTGAAGGAACTTCTCGCCGACGTGCTCGGCGACAAGCGGGCCGGTCAGATCGAGCAGCAGGAACGCGGCCTCAGTGTCGCGCGAGCCCGACTGCTGATCGCCGAGCTCGGCTAGAGCGCAGTACCGAACGCGAGGCGTCGCGCAGAGCCCGGCCGGGGGGTTGCCCAGCAGCCCCGGCCCTGGTTGGTGCGGCAAGTCATGCCTCTCATGGGCGCGGATCGGGTCGAAGCACCACCCGAAAAGCAAAGGAGAGTCCCATGCGGGACAAGATCGCTGCTCTCAAGGAGCAGCGCGCCTCGTGCATCGAGAAGATGCGCGACATCGTCGAGGCGGCCGAGAGCCGCACGACGGACCCCGGCGTTCTCACCGCGGAGGAGCAGCAGGAGTTCGACCGTCTCCAGGGGGAGGCGTCGCAGCTCGCTCAGCGCGCGAAGAACATGGAAGAGGTCGCGGGTCTCGAAACCCGCGAGCAGCGCAAGATCGGCCCGGGCGTCACCGCGACGGACATGAACGACGACCAGCGCGAGCTGGCCGCCAAGACGTTCGCGGACTACATGACCAAGCGCAACGGCCGCGGCATCGACGCGATCACCGGCACCGACGAGTACCGGGAGCAGTTCTACGCGTGGATGGCCGGCGACCTGCCGGCGCACTCCAACTTCGCGCCGACCGAGGTTCAGCCCGAGCTGCGCGCGCTGTCGAAGGCGTCCGCCGGCGCCGGCCTGAACCTCGTCCCGACCGGGTTCCGCAACCAGCTCATCGACGCGCTCCGCGAGTTCGGTGTCATGCGCCAGCTCGCGACCGTGATCACCACCGACAGCGGCGAGACGATCCAGCTGCCGTCCGTGAGCTCGCACGGCGTGTCGACGTGGACGGCGGAGAACGCGGCCATCACCGAGTCCGACGAGGCGTTCGGGCAGCTCTCCCTGAGCGCGTACGCCAACAGCCGGGCGATGAAGGTGTCCTGGCAGCTTCTCCAAGACGCCGCGTTCGATCTCGAGTCGTTCGTCCGGCAGCAGTTCGGCATCAGCACGGGCGTCCTGGAGAACACCGCGTACGTCGTCGGTGACGGCTCCAGCAAGCCGACCGGCATCACGACGCAGACGTCGGCGGGCGTGACGCTGCCGAACGGCACGTCGGGCGTGACCGGGTTCTCGACGTCGGGCGCCTCCACGGGCGCGGATGCGCTGATTCAGCTGAAGTACAGCGTGCTGTCGCCGTACCGCCGTAACGCGTCGTGGCTGATGAACGACGCCACCGTCGGCAAGGTCGCGGCGCTGAAGGACACCACGAACCAGTACATCTGGCAGCCCGGTCTCACCGCCGGCGCCCCGGACATGCTGCTCGGCGCTCCGGTCTACACCGACCCGGACGTCCCGGTGATGGCCGCGTCGGCGAAGTCGGTCCTGTACGGGGACTTCTCCTGGTACTGGATCAGGGACGTCAACGGCATCGTGATCCAGCGGCTCAACGAGCTGTTCGCGATGAACGGCCAGGTCGGGTTCCTGGTGTTCCACCGCACGGACGGCAAGCTCGTGAACACGGCTGCCGTCAAGCACCTCGCCAACGCCGCCTCGTAAGGAGGGCTGACACATGGCTCAGAGCAAGGCAAAGCAGCAGGAGGAGGCGCTCCGGACCGAGGCGTACCCGGTCACGGAGGAGGCCCCGGCGCAGGACGATCAGGTCGTCGCCGTCATCGGGGACGCAGGCCCGGAGGACAGCCCCGTCCGCACCCAGCGCCCGGATCAGCCGATCGCGGCGGTCATGGCCGGCGGTGTCGGCTCCCACAAGCCGGCGGACCCGGACAAGTTCGACCGTGACGGCCGGTACATCGGCCCGGTCGAGGTCGCCGACAACGAGGACCCTTCCGCCAGTGAGCGGGAGACCCGCTAGCCGCGGGAAGGGGAAGGGCAACAGGGGACCGGGCAAGCGCCTGGTCCCCCCGCCCTCCCGCCAAGACGACAAACCGGCGGGCGAGCAGATGGTGGCCGTGCGGATGCTCGTCGGCCCGTCAGCTGGGAGAACAGTCGCCGTCCCGCACAGTGAGGCGGTCCGTTTGTGCGGCGGGTGGACCCCGCAGGCTGAGCTTGTGGCACGGAACGCCGCGTCGTTGCGCGAGACGCGCTAGAGGCTTTCGGCCCCCGGGCGCGTTGGGCGCGCATCCCGGGGGCCTGACGACACGAGAGGTGACCTCGTGCGCCACACCACCAAACGTCCCAGACGTGCGGTTCTGGCGGCAATCGGCTATCCGTCCGCATGACCGGCCGGCCCCCGTTCGACCTGTCCCCCCGCGAACTCGAACTCGTCCAGCACTTCACGCACGGACTGCAACCCAAAGACGCCGCCGCGCTGATGGGCGTCAAGCCCAGCAGTGTCCGGGAGTACCGCCGCAGCGCCGCCCGGAAGATGGGGGTCACGGCCGCCGCGACCGCGTTGCAGATCGCGACGACGTGGCTGCAGGCACGCAACCGGGCGGCGTACCTGGCGGGGTACCGGCGCGGGAGCGCTGACACTCGTGAGCGGCTTGAGACGGCGTGGCGGACGCCGCGCACCTGAACCAAGGAGCACCTGATGGGTGATGTGACGATCATGGCGCCGCCCGCTGTCGCCAAGCCGCGGCCGGCCCCTAAACCGGCCGACAAGGACAAGGAGCAGTAGACCGATGGCGATCAACGCGCACTGGTACGGCGTCCCGATCAAGAACCAGTACGACGGTACTGCCGTCGTCGACT